TTAAAAGAGTGGCATTTTATTTGGCAGTGCGAAGTTAAACAAAAAACTGAGATTACAAGCACCTCTTCCTCCTATATTGATGATTTTTTTGAACTAAACATAAAACTCATTCTAGCAAATGCAATGCGTTAACAAAATACAAGTCTTGAACCCTAAGACGCACAAATTTATAAGAGTGCCCTGCGGTACTTGTTACGCTTGTCAAAGCAATAAGCGATCGTCTTGGATGTTTCGTAATACAGTTGAACTACAGTATTGCAAATCTGCGTTCTTTTGTACTCTTACGTACAACGATACTTCGTTGCTTGGTCTTCCGTATCACGCTACTTCTAACTTGCGAATGCCCTTGAAGTATCACTATCAACGCTGGTTGAAACGTCTTAGAAAGGCGTTACAGCCTGCTAAGGTTAGATATTTCTTGTGCCATGAGTATGGCGATGAGTCTTTTCGCCCTCATTATCATGCACTGCTGTATTTAGATACTGATATGTCTCTTACAGATATGCGCCGTATTATATCTGATACTTGGCGGTATGGTAATATCACCTGCGATTTTGTTTCGCCTGCTCGCATTCATTATTTGACTAAGTACGTTACTAAACAGTTTCGTCAAGTCAAGAGTTCAGGACGGACTGTAGATTTTATATTTTCTCATACGTGGGATAATAGAGATCTTCAGCATCGTTATATTCTTGAATACTACCTCAAACGATACAGTTTTGTTGTAGCTAGTCAAGGCTTAGGTTGTCAGCTCCTGCGTGAGCCTGCTTTTATACGTTGGTTTTGGGATCATCTTATTATAGGTGAGTCCTATCCTACTTATGTTATCGGAGGTCGTTCATTTTCGTTGCCTCGTATATACCTGCGTAAGTTGGTACCCGAGTTGTGGCGAGATGAGATTTCTCCAGATATATCGCCCGAGGCTATATCAGCCCAGTTATCCGATCTCGCGTCTGACGCTAATCTCACCGTAAAACAGTATATAGAAAATGCGCGCTATATACAAGACAGAAAGTCTCAAATCATCCGCGCTAATAATAAAAAATCCCCTTTGTAATATGAGTTTGCTAAAACCAAAACTTGGATTCTTCGCTAAACTGCGTAAGTTCCGAATCCCCATTATCTTGCTACTTGTAGCTATTGGAGTGCTTTGCATTTCCTTTGGTTGGTCTGTAATCTTAATCTAGTCTGCTATGGATACATGTAAGTATAGGAATAACCCCTTTAACATTCGCTACAACTCTGCGAATAATTGGAAAGGTCAAACAGAGCCAAAGAATGGCTTCTGTCAGTTCTCCGAATTGAAGTACGGTGTTCGTGCTGCTTTCCTGCTTGTCTTTAACTATCGTAATTTGCACGATGCGACTACTCCACGTGATATAGTACGATATTGGGCTCCTAAAGAAGATGGTAATGATACATCTGCTTATATAGATTTTGTTGGTCAGTTGATCAATGAAGATGAGCCAATAGATACTACCTTGGAGTATCTTATACTATTATATAGTATGTGGAAAGTAGAACAAGGATGGGTTCCCAGCCTTTGGGAGTTTGCTACTTTGCTTAATGCGTCACTAATAGAAGATCTATAAACAACTATGCCAAATCTAACTAAGTATTCGCTTGATCATGAAGTTCGTTCAAGCTTTGAGATGGGTCAGTTAATCCCATTTCTATGCCAGGAAGTAGTTCCTGGTGATAAATATCGTGTACAGTCTAGTACACTTGTGCGTTTACAGCCTATGTTATCGCCATTGATGCACCGATTGGATTACTTCCAACGGTACTATTATGTGCCTTATAGGTTGCTAATACCTCACTATGAGCAGTTATTAACTGATCCTGATAGTAAGTATGTAGTTCCCTCAATGGATAAGTACTTACAATTTAGTGCTAAGAATTTTAAGGATTTGTTTGCCGAAAAGCCACTTTTGGAGTATTTCGGTTTGGCTACTTCTGACGGTGGTTCTGACCCGACTAATGTCCTTAAGGATCTTAATGCGACTCCCCTACTCGCTTATTATCTGATTTATAATCATTATTATATGAGATCGGATCTAGATAAGCGATATATTGACCAGTTGCGCCCCGAAAATTTTGAATCTGCCGAACTACGCAAGTATATAGGCGATGTGATGAATGTCAATGAAGGACTTGACTATTTTACCAGCGCTAAGACCTCTACTCAGTATGGTAATATGGTTCAACTCGATATGAATGGTGATAATACTATTACTGTGCCTGAGATGCGTCTCGCTGAGCGACTGCAATCGTTTAGAGAGAGGTTACTGCGAGTTGGTGGTAAGTACGTTAATTACATTAAAGAATTTTTTGGCGTGGAGCCTTTGGACGCCAGAGTCCAGATACCTAAATATCTTGGTGGTGATTCGTACGTACTTAATGTGTCTGACGTTGACCAGACCGCTCCGTCTGATCTTGGTTCAGTCGGTGAGAGTTATGGTAAGTCGGTTTCGGTTAATCGTACTGGACAGATAGAGTATGATGTGTACGAGCATGGTTTGATTATTGGACTTCATTTTGTCCGTCCGAGACCCTCTAATATCGGTGGTTGTCCTAAGTTGTTTACCCGCCGTAATTATTTTGATTTCTTTAACCCCCATTTCTCCGCCTTGGGTTATCAAGAGATAGAGGGTCGTGAACTTGATGTTGCCCGCCCGAAAGATGAGGCTTTTGGCTATGTACCTAGGTATGACGAATATAGATATGGTAATGATATTGTTAGCGGTGATTTCCGTAGGTCTCTTAATTTTTGGCATTTATCGCGAGATATATCCAAGGAGAGATTATCAGTACCTTTTGTAACTTGCCGTCCGGATTCTCGTATATTTAGTTTTGAGGGAGATAACGACAGAGTTGGATTTTTCTTCTTTACTGCGGAGAATACTTCGTATAAGTTGAAAAATGGCTCATTTAAAGCTGTTTCCGTTGATGGCTTTTTGTGGATGCCGATGAATTCGGTGTCTGTCGGTTCTAAGATTAGACTAAGGTCTTTTCGTAATGGTGATCAGGTTCAAGGTGATTCTGTTTTTGATGTTTCGTTTGTGATTAAGACTTTGTCTCCTAGAGATTCTACAATGATTGAGCCGATATATGATGATAAGAGATTTTCTACAAAGTTTCGGTATGCTGAGGAACCTCTTCCAGAGACAACTGTTGATAAGGTTTTTTCTATGGAAGATCAAGGCGGTAGTTTTAATTCATCTGATGTTTTGATCGCTAGTTGTGGCGATAAGGTAGGTACATTTATCATTTGTGTAGCTTCTCCGTTGTCTTTGGGTACTGGTCCTGTTCTTACTCCGTCTGATGAGATTCAATCAATGTTAGAAGAGATTGATACTTTGCGGGAGATAGAAGGTAAGGTAACTGGATTTGCGGATTATCATAAGTCTGGACACCTAGATAACAATCATGTGCTGTCTGTTACTTATAATAATGTTGACGTACTCCGTCCGCTTGCTCGTTATGATGGTAATGTACTTAGATAGTTATAGCTATGGATCCCGTAACAATTGCAGGTCTTGCAGGTGCAGGCGCTAGCCTCTTCGGTGGTCTAGTTAATAACGCTTTTGCCGATGCCCGTAGTGATAAGCAGTGGAATCGTACGCTGTTTATGCAGGATAAAATGAATGCTTATAATGCGCCAGTTGCACAAATGGAGAGATTGGCACAAGCTGGATTAAATCCTAATCTTGTGTACGGTAATGGTGGTAGCGTTATACAGTCCGCTGGCGGTAATGCTCCGAATCCTCCTAATACTGCTCCTATTGATACGCAGGGCGTGTTACAGATGGTGCAGACTATCGTTAGTGGCATGCTTGAAAAGGATAGGATACAGGCGCAGAAAGATGTTACAGAGATGCAGACTAAGTCCAATGAAAAGGTTGCTGAAGGTCATGATACTACTCAGAAAGAGGTTACAGGTATGCAGACTAAGTCTAATGAGAATATTGCTACTGAACGTAATACGACTGAGAAAGAGATGAACACCGATCGGATTAATTCTACTGAAAAGATTGCTGATGCTAATCGTAAAGAGAATACTCGGCAGTTTAATTTGTCGTTTGCTCATCAAGTTTCTGTTGATAATGCTCGTATCGCAATTGATCGGAGCTTAGCTAATTCTACTATTGCTCTGCATTCCTCTCAGATTCAGTTGAACAATTTGTCTGCTAAACTTCAAGAATCTATACAGCCGTATTTGGTTGATAAGGCTAAATATGAATCTCTGTCTTTGGCTTTTTCTTATGCTAATGATAGACTTGATAAGTATTTGGCTTTACCTCAGTATATTGGAGTTAAGGAGTTAGGTGATGTTTTTGAAAGTGCAGGTTTACCACGTCCTGATAATGAGCATCTTAAAGATATAGCTAATTTTCACAATGATCAGTTTGATGTTTTTAAGATCTCGCTTGATGCAGATTTTACGAGGTTGAATGTCTTGTCTAATGAAGATATGGCTAAATGGAATGCTTTTTGGGGTGCTGCTTCTACTCCTATTAGATTAGGTATTTCAGCAGCTACGACTGTCAAATGATTTTGTATCTTTGTCATGTAACTAATTTTATATAGCTATGAGTTTATTGATTTATGTCTTTATGACCGCTCTTTTCTTTGGTGCTATATGGGTTATTGTGACATTGATCCTTAGTATAATTCGTCAAATAAACAATTTTCGTCATGGAAAAGAGAAGTTATAAGTATGTGGCCAGAGAGCCACAGAGTTTAGTGTCTGATACTTTGCCTAATCAGACGGTTGATCTATCTGTATTGGTTAAACAGTTATTGGACGGTCAAGCCCTTAATGTCGGTTTGTCTTTGTCTTCCGATTCTTCGGATACTTTGGATACTCCCGATATATCTAAGCTTGATGTGCGTCATATGACTGTGGCTGATGTGGATAACTTGCTTGCCAAGGTTTCGCCGGTGAAAATTGATCCTGCGCCAGCTGAGACCGGTACGGCTCCAGTAGCCGACTAATTTAAACAAGTGTGGGGGGGTTACACGGCTGTGAGCCCCCCCTCACCTCTTTTGAGGTGGGGGGCGTAAGCCGTGGAATAGCCTAGGGCGCCCCCCTCCACTTGTTTTTATTATGACAGTGGATGGCGATTACCTATTACTTGACATGTAATCGCCAAGTGACACCACTATACAAATACATTGTGGTGTTGTCTCTCTAAATAATTTGTAGTACATTTGTGCCATGAGCGTGTAAGGCTTGATATTTAAGATTATCAAAGCCTGCTTTTGGACTAAACTTATAACTCATTCTAATTTCAGCGAGAATCCCGTAAAGCTGTCTGAGATTAGCGAGAATTAGCAAGACAAAGCTCCGATCAGCTCACTAAATTTCAGCGAGAATCTCGTAAAGCTGTCCGAGATTGGCGAGAATTTCAGCGAGAATTCCGTAAGGCTGTCCGAGATTAGCGAGAACTAGCAAGACAAAGCTCCTACCAGCTCACTAAATTTCAGCAAGAATCTCGTAAGGCTGTCCGAGATTAGCGAGAATTAGCAAGACAAAGCTCCGATCAGCTCATTGACGTCTGATATATGATTCTCCTCTAGATAGTTAGAGAGTCCGTGAGCAAGCTTAGAGGCAATGTCTGGCTCTACAAAGTTGTAGGTGCCGACTTGTA